TCGACGACTACTTCGACGACGAGCAGCGTCCCAGCGACGATCGCTGAACCAGCACCACCGCCACCGCCACCGCCACCGCCACCCACAACGACCAGCTCGACAACGACAACGAGCTCGACCACCACCACCAGCACAACCACCACAACGACCATCCCGCCGACCACAACCACGAGCTCGACAAGCACCACAACAACGAGCCCCAGCACCACCACGACGAGCTCGACGACGACAACCACCACACCGCCCACAACGAGCTCGACAACAACCATCCCGCCAACAACCACCGTCAAACCGCCACCAGCAACCGACGCACCCACCATCGAACAAGAACAAACCTCGAACATCACCGACAACACCACCAGAGAAGCAATCCAGGCGATCGTCGAACAAGAGCAGGACATCACCACCGAACAGCTCGAAACCGTCATCGAGCAGCTCGACGAGCTCGAACCAGAAACCATCGCAGCCGTCATCGCAGCCCTCACCGAAGCACCAGACGACATCAAAGAGCAGTTCGAAACAGCCGTCAACATCTTCGAAGGCGCATACGACGACTACATCCCAACCGGCTCCACCGTCGACGTCGCCACCCGCAGAACGATCACCGCAGCCTCTGTCATAATTAGCGGAGCACCAACCGTCACCGCTCGCAGGAGAACCAGATGAAATACCTACGGCTCCTGGCAGAGACCGCCGTCATGACCGGAGGACTACTCCTCGTCCTCATCACACTCTCCGGAGCAACCAGAGAAGCAGCCATCTGGATCAGCGGTGCCTCCGTGTTATTCTTCGTCCTATCCCAAGTCGCCAACGACGACTAGAACGGAGCCGCCATGACCACGATCCTCGCCAAGCGACTCTCCGCCAAATTCATCGCAGCAGCCATCCCCAACGTCCTCGCCGGAAGCCTCATCGTCGACGTCGCCATCTGGAAGGCAGCAGTAATGGCAGGAGCGGTCGCCACCCTCGCCACCATCCAAGCACTCGCCGTCGCCTACAAAGACGGCAAACTCACCGCAGCCGAAATTGAGCAAGCCTTCAACCGCTGACCGACACCAGCAACCCATGAGAACCGTACTGCTCCGCATAGCCTCCGTGTTCACCTACTCGTCAATGGCGACGATCGGTGGCGGAGCCATCATCGGAGTCGAAGTGTGGAAAGCAGCCGTCCTCGCCGGACTCACCAGCTCCGTCCACGTCCTCGAGAAACTCGCACGAGCCTACGCAGACGACGGAGTCATCACCACCGAGGAACTCAACGCAGCCTTCCAAATCTCAACGGAAACAGACTGATGCCTGCCTGGGTAACGCTCCTCGTCGCTGTCATCGCACCAGGCGGAGTCATTGTTACGCTTCTAGAAAGACTCCGACGAGAGAACAGCCGAGACCACCAAACCAACTCGCAACTCCTTCGACGCATCGACGACAAAGTCGACCACCTCGGCAACCGCATCACCGACCACATCGAATGGCACCTCGACCAGGAGAACAACGAAGCGAAGTAACACCAACTGCCCACCGGAGGAAACAAATGCCCGACATGACTGACTTCGACCGAGAGAACTCGCCCAAGAAACCCAGACGCAAAGTCGACCTCATCCTCGACGAGCTCGAAGGAACAGAACGCCACACCGCCCTCATCACAGCCCTCGACGACCGGTCCTACACCTCCGCAGCGATCAGCAGAGTGCTCCGCTCCTGGGGGCACGACATCACCGAAGACTCCGTCCAATCGTGGAGAACCAGCCGATGAGCGACCACGAGCTCCCAGACTTCGATCTCGCCACCGAGAACGAAGAACTGCGACGTGCCCTCCACCGGCAACAGAGAGCAACCAGACAAGCCAAACTCAAGACCAGCGCACTCATCGACGCCGTGCACCGAGCAGCAAAGGACGCTGCGATCACCGTCGGACCCGCCCACACCCACCCCAAACCGACAGCGGACAGACGGAAACGGCGCGGCGAAGGCGCCCTCATCCACGCCACCGACTGGCAGCTCGGCAAACACACCGCCGACTACAACATCGAAACCTGCGAACAACGCATCCACCGGTTCGCAGCCAAGATCGAGAAACTCACCGCCATCCAGAGAGCAGACCATCCCGTCCGAAACGCCCACGTCATGTTCGGAGGAGACATGGTCGAAGGACTCGGAATCTTCCCAGGACAAGCCTACGAAGTCGAAGCGCACCTGTTCGAACAGCTCTTCGCCACCGCCAAACTCATGGAACAATTCGTCCTCGAGCTCGCAGGCACCTTCGAACACATCACCGTCACCTGCGAATACGGAAACCACGGACGCCTCGGACGCAAAGGCGAAATGCCAGGAGCAGACAACATCGACAGGGTCGCCTACCGGATCACAGGCGACCGGCTCGAGGAGCACCCGAACATCGACTGGCACACCGACAGCAACTGGTACCAGACGGTGACGATCGGCAACTACCGTGCGCTCCTCGTCCACGGAGACGAAATCAAATCGTTCGGTGGCAACACGCCAGCCTTCGGCATCCTCCGCAAATGCAACCAATGGTCGAGCGGAGTGATCCCCGAACCGTTCACCGACGTCTACATGGGACACTTCCACACACCCATGACCCTGACGATGGCGAACGGAGGACAAATCTACGTCACCGGCTCCCCCGAATCCGAGAACGTCTACGCCAAAGAGTTCATGGCAGCAACCGGACAACCATCCCAACGCCTCCACTACGTCGACCCAGACGCAGGACAAGTCACCGCCTCCTACCTCGTCTGGCTCGACTAGAATCCGGATCGCTGCCGGTCGGAGAACGGTCCACCTCCTACCGTCCGTCCGACCGGCAGCACCCACCCCTTGCGCAGCAACCCGCAAACATGCCTAGACTCGACGGCATGACAACCGCCCCACCGAAACGAGGGAGACCGATCACCGCACCCTGCGGCACCGTCTCCGCCTACAAACGACACCTCCGCAACCACAACGACCCATGCCAACAATGTCGAGAGGCATGGGCTGCGTACCAGCGGCAGCGATACCACTCGAGGAGAAGCGCATGAACGCCGTCCGCTGCCTCCGCTGCGACCGGACGTTCGTGCCAGGCACCGCCTACCTGCACCCCACCCACCGTTGTGCCACCACCAACCCCACCCTCCCCCGAGACGGTGGTGGCGGACGAGTCCAGCCGGACACCTGCCCACCGGCTGGACTCGTCATCCCGTTCCCAACCGGCAGCAGGAGAACCAGGTGACCGAAATGTATGTGAAGAACAGCAGCCCGACGATCACCAGACAGGTCGTCCTCAACATCCTCGACGCCATGCGAGACGCCGACCTCGACATCCTCCACCGAGAAACCCTCGAAGCCATCGTCAAGGAATGCGACCGCACCCTCGCAGAGTGGCAAGCAAAGTGACGCCCGCTTCGATCAAAGCCAAAGGACGAGCAGGCGAGAACCAGATGGTCGCCTATCTGCGTCGCTGGTGGCCACAAGCAGAACGGAGACGGCTCGCAGGCATCCACGACCGAGGAGACATCGCCGGAATCCCAAACACCGTGATCGAAGTGAAGTCCGCAGCCAAACTCGATCTTCCAGGCTGGCTCCGTGAGCTCGAGAAGGAGCAGACCAACGACGGAGCACGGTACGGATGCGTCGCCATCAAACCCCGAGGAACCACCGACGGAGCAGAGTTCTACTGCGTCATGCGAGGAGCAGCGTTCGTCGAGCTCCTCGGAGACGCCCTCCGAGCTCAGAAAGAAATCTGAGAAACCCCTAGCGTCTGACCACAAATGCTGGTAGAAATGTGGACATGGACAACACCACCACCACAGACCGGATCGCCCGCTACCAGAGCCTGCTCTACCAGGCGGAGCAACTCGACGCAGACTGGATCGACGTCGGCATGCCAGACACCCTCAGCAGCGCAGACGCCTGCCAAATCTCCCGCTGGTTCGACGTCCGCCCAGACGGAGAGTGGATCTGGAACCACGACCTCAACGTCACCCGCTTCGACCTCGCCTACTACATCACCACCAACCGAGACTGAACACCACACCCAACAGGAGGAACACACACATGGACAACACCATCAGCACCATCCAGATCACCGACGACTTCATCGGAGTCCTCGTCAACGGCAAGCGAGCCGGACAGGTCATCCGCCGAGACCGCTGGTACATCGCTCAGACACCGCAGTTCAGGGACGCTGCCTTTGGCAACCCCAACGCAGCCGTCGAGTGGATCGCACATCAGGCATCCTGACCGAACAGCACAACAGGAGGAACCAGACATGACCATCACCGAACTCATCGACGAACTCGAAACCCACCTCGCCAACCACGGAGACATCAACGTCCTCCTCGCATGGCAACCCAACTACCCTCTCCAAGCCCACATCGAGACCATCACCGCCGTCAACAGCGACACCCTCTACCTCGCACAAGGACACCACCCCGACGATCCCTACGCCCCCACAGAGGCATGGCAAGGCGGAGACGTCCACACCGACCACCCCTTCGACGACGAAGACTGACCGAACAGCACAACAGGAGGAACCAGACATGACCATCACGCTCCAGAACGAGCACGGACACCAAATCGAAGTGGCCACGCTCCCCACCGGCAAACTCGCCATCCTCACACCCTGCTGCAACCTGCTCGCCTTCAGCCACGAGACAGCGCACGGCAACATGGCACGATGCAGCGAATGCGGAGACCTCTACGGATTGGACATGGCACACCGCTACGACTCCCTGACAGACCTCACCAGCAACGGCTGGAACGAGACCGCACCGACAGAAGGAGCAGCACCATGCTGAGAACCCTCGCCCTCGCCGCAGCCTGCCTCGCAGGACTCG